GTCAGCAGGCAACGAGATAGAGATCAGCTTCAGGGAACTTGGTGGGTCTGTGGAGTTCAGCAGTATCTACGTGGATGTAGCTACCAATGGTGACAAGGTATGCTGGGCCGTGGTACTGGAGGGATGACAGATGACTACCAAGCAGGATACACCACAGGGATGGCAGGGTAGTCCTGCCTCATACGTGGCGTATGAAGCTATAACACGTCAGGGCAAGGAACCTCACAGGGACTTTTCGTTTATCCCCAGAACCCAGGGTCGCAGGCTTGGCCTGGATATAGAAGCAGACTTTGTATTCAACAACCCAAGAGGACTTGCACTACATATTAAAGAAAGTCTTTCTACTCACCCAAGGGGGATAGAGACAAGGGGTACTGATATAATGGCCAAGAGCCAGCTTGCAGGTCAGGGTATTATGATGATATTACTGGACCATGATAAGCTAATACAGGACCCGGACTGGGTAATCGGAGAGGCATTACAGTTCAGGGAACATGCGTGGGAGTAAATAATGGCAATAACTGATATTAACGTAAGTGGATCTATATTTCAGGATGACGGTGATCCGGTAAACGGGGCTACGGTAGCTATTCTTGAGACAGGCACAACCACTCAGGAAGACAGCACTACCACTAACAGTAGCGGATTCTGGACATTTACAGAAACAAGCCTTGATACCACGTATGATGTAAAGCAGACATCAGGCTCCAGTATCCGCAAGATGATGTGGGCTGATGAGATAGCCTTAAAGGGTGTGGATACTTCATACCTGAAAATCAGAGGTGTTGCTTCAGCAGCAGCTCCCCTGTACTTATTTGCAGACAGGGCAGATGATGCTGGTGACGCATGGAGGATACAGGCAACTACTTCCGATACTCTTACCATAGGGTCTGACAAGGCTGTTGCTGCTACGATCATAGACTATGTAACGATTACAAACGGAGCTAATGCAGCAGCGTCAGTTGTTGCACTTGGTGGTAATCTTACAGTTGGTGGGGACTTAACCATATCTGGTGATGACCTCACTATGGGAACCAATACATCTACTGCGATACTGGTAGCTGATGGTACTAATTACAATCCCGTTGTTCCAAGTGGGGTGATAGACCTCGCTAACAATGGTGCATTTACCCTGGACAATACAGTTATATCCAGTCAGACAGAGATATCGTCTGGTCTGGCTGCTGCTGATGAGCTTCTATATTCTGATGGTGGTACGGTTAAGAAAGTTGGCTTAGATACTCTAACCACTTATCTGGCTGGTGTTAACGCAGGTACGGTAACCAGTACAGGACTATCTGATTCCAGTGGTGTCATAACATTAGACATACAGAATATGACTGCATCAACTACTATTGCTGATGCAGACCTTGTTGTCATAGATGATGGTGCTGGTGGGACGTTAAGAAAGATGACAAGGGCAAACTTCATAGAGAGTGCTGCTCTTGATGCTGTGAACATAGATGGTGGTGCTATTGACGGTACGGTTATTGGTGCAAATAGTGCTGCTGCCGGGACATTTACAGCTATAGTAGGCACAACAATAGACGCTTCAACAGACTTCACTATAGGGGATACTGTAATAACTGATGGTGTTATTACTGACTCAACAGGATTACAACTAGCAGCTAATCTGGATATAGATGGTACAGCAGATATATCTGGAGACTTGACCCTGTCTGGTGGAGCTGACGGAGCATTGCAGTTCACCAATGCTGGCGAGAACTCTATCAAGATACCGGACAACCAAGCTAGTGCACTTATTATAGAAGAAGCTAATAATGCCTATATAACATTTGTTACGACGAATAGTTCTGAAGCTATTACTGTAGCGAAAGCCACTACATTCTCAGCAGGAATAGCTAACTCAGGAACTATCGCTGCTGGTACTTGGAACGGCACTGCTATAGCGAGTGGCTACATAGCTGCTGACGCTATCACCGGGGCTAAGATTGCAGATGATGCGATTGATTCTGAGCATTATACAGACGGATCAATAGATACTGCACACCTTGCTGCTGATGCAGTAACTGGTGCAAAGATAGCTGACGATGCTATCAACAGTGAACACTACACGGATGGATCAATAGACAATGCACATATCGCAGATGACCAAATAGACAGTGAGCATTATGCTAACGGTTCTATAGACACTGCACACATTGCAGACAATCAGGTAACACTGGCAAAGATGGCAGGGCTTGCCAGAGGCAAGATCATATATGGAGATGCAAGCGGAGACCCTGCTGCACTGGCAGTGGGAGATGCAGACCAAGTATTAACACATGACGGCACGGATATATCATGGGAAGATGCAAGTGGTGGAAGTGGTGCGGTTTCAGCGGTGGCTAATGGTGCTGATAATAGAATTGCTACATTTAGTTCTTCTACGGCTTTAAACGGTGAAGCCAACTTAATATTCGACGGTGAATTAGGTGTAGGAACTGACCCAGGCTATCCTCTGCACGTAAGCGTCGACAAAGCTGGCGATTGGCTCGCATCTTTGGATAATACTAATGCTGATGCCTATGGTTTAAGGATAAGACATACTAATGATGCCTCGGACGATAATACAAATTTGTTCTTGCAATGTACTGATTCTGGTCCAACCCACAGGCTGAAAATATTTTCTGATGGTGATGTACAGAATCATGATGGGACGTTCTCAGCTTTATCTGATTCAAGAATCAAACAGAATATTGTAAATGCGAATAGTCAGTGGACTGATATAAAGGCTTTAGTGTTTAAGAACTTCAAGAAGAAAGATGATGTTGCCAAATATGGAGAAGGGTCTGCACCAGTGCATATGGGTTTAATTGCTCAAGAGCTAGAAACAACCTCACCAAACCTAGTCAAAGAGTATGCTGCTGATGCAGAGACTGATGGGTTGGTACACGATGATTTCAAAGTTGCAGGAGCAACGGTCAAAGGAATCAAATATTCTATTCTCTTTATGAAGGCTACCAAAGCCTTACAAGAAGCTATGGCTAGGATTGAAACACTTGAAACGAAAGTCACAGCATTGGAAAGCTAGAGGGTATTATGAGAAACAAGCTGAGAGCAATCCCTTATGTTATGGTGTACACCATAAGGCTACTATTCTTTATTCTTTTCTACCCATTCAGGATGCTCTATAAGGGTGTTCGATGGTTAGCCAGAGCTATAGGCAGGGGATTCATGGTAGTCATCAGGGGCATCATTGCCACACCGATGGCTGTTATCAGAACTCCGATGAGAATGTACAGGCGTGTAACTGTATGGAGAAACTGGTTACTTGCCAAGGTAGAATACCTACAGAGTGAGAGCCAGAAATGGCGTACCACATTTAACATACTTAAAAGCCCTTACAGTTTTCTCAGGATGATGGGCTTTTCTCCCCAGATGGCAGCAGGTCTGCTCTTTGCAGGATCAACAGTGGGTACAGGTGTAGTAGTCAATGAGACTATACTATCAGAACCCAGCTTTAGTGCAGGAGATCACGGGATCTATACTGCCCCTTCAGATTTCCCCGTAACGTACAGTGATAAAGACAACACCCTCAAGATACAGCTTGGTACTACTCCAGTTGGAGAGATTTCAATATCCGATGTAACGGTAGGAACGGCATATTCTGGGTCTACACTACCGTCAGGAGAATCGCATCCAGTTATGATTGGAGGATCAACCTCTTCAGCTACATATCTTGAAGTTGGGAGTTTAACCATCGATAGATGGCGTTGTGATCAGTTCATTATACAGAACAGTAAAGCGAATATTCTGAGGATCATTGGAAATTCCAGCAGTGGGCAGTCACTCAGTCCTTCACCTGGGGTTCCACGCAGACGTGCCATTTCAGGCGGAAACAGGGCAGACTCGATGATAACGAAAGGCGGCTACTACGACCAGATAAAAATTGAAGCACCTAACTCTTCGGTCAACGGGAAGGTAGATAAGCTAACACTAAGTAATATATGGACCAAGGGTGGTCCGTGTCTTGTCAACAGGGTCAAGGCAGGGACACTGACTATAGAACTCAGTGAGTTTGGGCGGGACACCGATTTTTCGACCAAGGACTTCACTGTAGCAACGAGTACAATATTCAAAGTGTTCGTCAATGAAGAAAATGTTGAGGTAGCTATAACACAGGTTCCATAGTAATGAGTAAGAAGACTAAAATAATTGGCTGTACGGCAATCCTCGTGGTTTTACTTGCTATTGTGGCACGCAGGAGAGCTTGATTTATAGCTGTGAGTACGTGTAAACTCTGTGCTTACACTGGAACATGGAGCTGGACAAAGGAACATCAGTATGCAAAACTTTCTCGGCAAGGTAAGACCTCAGATATTTCTAGCCCTGCTGCTGCTGGGTATTATAAGCATACTTGCAATGAGAGCCGGGATGAACGAGATCTCAGTAGGTGGGATAGCAGGAATAATAGCTCTTGCCAAGGACGTACTTCAGAGTGACGCATAAGGAGATGAGATGAAATTATTTAACTGGGTAGGAAAACTATTTAGCAGGACACATGAAGCATACTGTGTGAAATGTAAGGCCAAGACAATGTCTAAGAAGACAGAGAAACTTGAAACAACCAACAGCAAGGGAACGCAGACTAGACTCTATGGTCTATGCATTGATTGCAACTCTAAGACCAGTGTAATTACTGCTACATAGAGACATGTCCAACAAGTTAGAGCTTGATGTGCATCTGATCCTGCAGCGTATGAAAGAACTGGATACCAATGCACTTCCCCATATCGAGCAGAGGCTTGTTAAGCTGGAGACAAGTCAGAAGTGGCTCACTGCGATATCCCTCCTCATACTGGGAGGGACAATCGCAGGAGTAATCAGTTCTATCCTTAGCTAGTCTAAAGCCTAGTCTTCTGCTGTGCTGTTATAGCTAACTCAGTCTGCAATATCTAATATATCCACCTATTGGACGAGGTCGATCCCTTATTGTCACATTACAGTTGCCTTGATTGCTCACCGTATCCGGGTCCTCGACTGTGATTCTTTGCAATTTAAACTCATCAAAGGACCCTTTTTGTATAGCAACTTTCATGTACTTTATTCGGTCCCATAGCCATAGAGCCAAGTATTCTGCAGCAGGTGGTTTAATAGTTTGATTACCTGCGTCCTTGATGAGCTCGTCCATTTTGGTAAAGTCCTGTCCAGTTCCTGACTCAAGGTCATGAATTAAGCAAGAGAATTCAATTTCCACTCTATATTCTACTGTCACAATACCCTTTGTATAGATGGTATACTCTTTGGTAATGTTGACTTCAAGAGGACTCGATGGAGTCCATTCCTCGTCACCCGTATATCCTTGCTCCGGTATGATAGGTTTGCCTCCCCTATCGAGAAAACTATAGCCCATAGCTGACTCCTTTCGATTTAAGTATTGTATTCATGCAGGCTCTATCCTTAGCTGATCTTATTTCTTAATTCTTCAAGTGACATAGTGTTACTTTTTACACTGTTACAATTTTCACAAAGCAAGGTGTAATTGTATGGATGGCTTTTCCCGCCTTTAGTTTTAGGTATTATGTGATCGACCTGAAGGAGATCTAACTCAAAAGGGTTGAAACACCCTGAACATTCTCCATCCTGAAGGCTGTAAAGGCTGGATTTAATATCACGGGTAAAGTCATTGAACCATTCTTTGTGCTCGTATAAAGCAGAAAGAATTCCTTTAGTTGTGCAATCTCCGTTACTATGGCAATAAGCCCAAAGCCCATCACCTCTTTTCCCCCCATCTCCAACTACACAATTGCCGATGTCTCGATCCTCTAGGGGTTTACCATGTTCTGGACTAGGGCAGCGTATCCTCCAAATATTTCCTGATGAAGTATATGTATCGGGTTCAAAAGCGAAAGCCAGTTCAAAGGCAGAATGGTTAATCCTATTCAACATTTCTCATCTCCTAAAGATTTTCTATATAATTGTTCAGGTCTTTGAGCAGTATTCTTCTGGAAGTTCCCACCTTTACACCGGGGAGTTCACCGCTGCTAATTAGTTTGTATATAGTAGATCGCCCCACCTTCAGTGTGGCCATAACATCTTCAATCTTTAGCAATCGATCCTCTGTTTCAACATTGTCCCCAATGACATCATCTGGTTTAGCAGGCTTTATAGGAGCTGAAAACTGTCTCCTGGAGATTTTTTTCTCTACGTTCTTTAACTGCTTTTGTAGATAAACCGGGTCATCGGCAGAAGGATTAACACCTTTCAACCGAATTACCTTCTTCTGCCGACCTGCTGTTTCTACGGTGAGAACCTCCACCCTATCCAGTTCCTCCAGTTCACTGATCGCACGTTGTAATTCTTTTGCCTTTAGATGATTACTAAACAGCTTGTGGAATTGATTCTTACTAAGACCTTCAGGTGAAGAAGCAAGGAACCTTTCGATTTTGTCGGCAACTTGATTACCAGTTCTATTTGCAGGTTCCGTAGCCTTCTCTACGTTCTTAAACTGCTCTATCAGTGCTAGTGCAGGAGGCCTGTCAGGCACATACCAACTATCTGAACTGGCAGGCAGGTTAGAGGATGAACCTTTCTTCTTCTTCTTCTGGATCTTCTTCCTCTCTTCCATTCTGACCATGAGGGCTATTTGTTCTTGCCCGGACCCAAGATTATCTAAAACTTCTCGTATCGTACCAGCTCTCTTCTTAGAGAGCCTTGCTTCTGTTGTCTGTATACCCTCTATAACTTTTATCGCAGCCTCAAGTGAATTTAGTTTTTCAAGTATCTGGATGTGGTCAACCCTACTCTGGTTTCCAAACAGTTCAGTCCGTTCTCTGCGGTTTTCAAGTTTGGTAATCCTCTTTTCATCTATGGCAGGTACCGGATCTTTACTGAAGTACTTCTTAATCCTGTTCAACATTTCTCATCTCCTTATATATTTTTTTTAATTCCAGGTTCTTCTGGTAGTTATCCCAGCTAGTCCTGATATCGCTATTGGGAAACTGGCTGACTGCCTTACACCCACTGCACCTGGCTTTGGCCAGTGGCCCGTTGGGTGTTTCCAGTATCCAACGGTGCTTGTGTTTCTTCATGGTTCACCTCCTTAGTATTTGATTAAACATCTTTTTCATAGACAAAAAGAACCTAGTGGTATGTTTAACTTTGCCGTCTTTAATTGCAGAAGCTATGTGTACCTTACAGAACCCAGTACCATCAGCTTTATTACTGCATCTTATAAATGTCGCATATCCACTATACCGACCTACATGTTCTGAATTTACATGATCGGCAATCCTCCCAAAAGCTACTGCTCTGCCACATCCTTGCCATATCAAATGTCGTTTAAGCCAGGCAGGATTACTCGCACCATAAGAACCACGTACACGCTCTTCAGTTGTATAAAGTTTTTGTGGAACATCTTCCCAGTACATACGGTACGGATTTTCTGATTGCCATCCGTTACGTGCTGGCTTCCTCTCCTTCCCACCCTTGGTAGAGTAGCAAACGAGTTTTAGATTATTATCCAAGTAACCGCCTTGGTCTTCTATATATTCTGATCCTGCGAGTTCATTAGTCGTTCCCATAAGAACCTCCTTATTGATTGATATGTAGTTAATCTGTATTATTGTTCAATGGCAGTCGGGGTTGTCAGGCAACCTGATAGAAAACGATACCTTCTTTCTATCAAGGTTGAGTGGGGGTGTTGGTTCCCCCAAGGCTCATCTCCCCCCTGTCAAGGCCAACCTGACTGGTTCTTGACCTGTCATTCCCGGTACATTTTGACCAGCACTGGCCATGTGGTACACCAGTTTCTTTGTCAGGTCTGTGATACTCATTTGTTTTATGCAGCTTGCAGTTGCATTCTCCGATTGCCCCGGTTGGAGGTAATCCCCTTGAGACAGTCTCCTTAATAATAGAGGACAGCCTGAACAGCAGTATGTCTGCCTGGTAACTGACCTGTTCCCGGTAATATCCCAGTTCACAGTCACTCATTTTATTCATGGTTTTCTTAGGCCACGGTATTTTAGGTGTCATTCTAACTCTTCTAGGATTCATAGCTCATTCTTTCTATTAAGATATGTCCAAGCATACGCTGCCACTGCTGGAACAACTCCATTTCCAATGGCTCGGAGTCGTTTGTCCATCCCAATGGAAGCCCCATCAGCATCTCTGCAAAAAGCGGGTTTAACCTCCGGCATGACGGTGAGCAGTCGTGTCCATTCTTCATATTCATTAGGTCCTGGGGGATAGAATTTATGGTAGACTTCCTCGCTGTTGCTGTTAACCCGTTGCTCTGCTGACTGTCCCCCTTGAGTCTGTACTTGTGTTCCGATGCATTGGGTGTCGGCCAGTTTGCTGTCGCATCCTTCAGCTTCACTCCCCATCTCACTCCCTCCTGATTCTTCCGACTGAATGAACCGTTGTTCATCTCCACATTGGGGGCTATCCCCCCTTCCGTGTCGCTCACTCTCGGTGTAGGCCAAGATGAAAAGTCTCTCCCTCTTATGTGGTGCCCCAGTTTCTGCCGCTGTGAAGAGTCCTTCCTTAACCTCATAGCCCATCTTTCGTAATTCGGGTCGTATGTTGTCCCAGTAGAATCTGAGGATTCCGGGAACATTTTCGAGAAAGAGAGTTGGGTATCCGAGTCCGGCTGCAATTCTGAGGACTTCTCCTGAGAGTTCCCTTGGATCGTCTTCTCCTCTTTGGCTGCCTGCGACTGAATGGGGCTGACATGGGAATCCTCCAGCGATGATATCCACTTTGCCACGCCACGGCTCTGGGTCAAAGGATCGCAGGTCAGACCAGATAGGTGCCGAATCGAGGGTGTTGTCTTCCATACGTGCTGCAAGGATCGAGGCTGCACCGATTTCGTTTTCCACGTAACAGACTGTGCGAGTTCGCTCAACCATTTCAAGTCCAAGTTCAATTCCTCCGTATCCGCTACAGATGGAGAGTACGTTTCTGGTACATGTATCCACATTTATTCCTCCTTAGTATTCGGCTTAAGTACTTCTACTATTTCATCCCAGTCTTCTGGTTTCCATACGTAAATTGTTTGTCCACATGCACGTAGCATATCGTGCATCTCTTTTTGAGCGGTAGTAACCTTACCATTGGGAGCTTTCAGTTCTATCCATAGACAGTCAGGCTCTCGCAGTAATACCAAGTCAGGAAACCCTGCCCTGGTACCCTTACTTTTTAATTGATGCCAGTCTATCCACTCATTTGCCCTTGCAAATTCCTGTACCTCTCTTTGGAAAGTCTGCTCTGGGCGGTTACGTTTTACAGGTTTAGTATATAGTTCTACTATACTGGTAGCTGATAATGGTGTTGGGGTATCTCCCAAACCTTCATCAGCACCTACCAGTTTACGGAACTGTGCAGCGGTAATAGTATCTCCGTCTTCCAGGTCTTCAGCTCTTAGCTTTGCCATGCTACTTGTCCTTTAGTTCTTCCAGTGATCTATGAAGATCATCCCATCTAGCTTCTTGCTTAACAGTCTCAGCACAGTAACTACAGCGTACTGGCTGTATTACTGTTGATTCACATTCACCCACCGGGCATCCTTCAAATCCTTCAGATCTTAAATCCTCTTCAAGGGTAGCCCACCCGTGCATATGTTCGATAACCCGATTCCACTTCTTCTCATCCAAGATATCTCCAGTCTCCCACAGGGTACGGTGTTCTTTTGTTAACCACTTCTTACCCACAATCAGTTTGTTGACAAGGTATTCTACCTTTTCAAGGTGTCGCAGAATCATATCCTTATTGCTCTTCAGCTCCTCTATAACAGGATCTTCCCTGTTACCTGTAAGAAATACCCTACCCTCTTTAAAGGAGAGGGTAATCCCGGCATCATCTGCTTTCTTCAGCAGTTCTGCTATAGTTCCCATGGTGACTCCTTATCTTCTACTGCTACCGGAGACTCTCCACCTGGATTCTTCAGTATTAGCAGACCGCTATCTGTTCTTTCCAATGTATCGTGTTCATGGATATGCTTACTGACTGCTGATGCAACATTGTCTTTTACATCAGCCTCATCAGCAGGTTTATTTAGCTTCTTAATTTTTGCTATCTTCTGTACCAGTGGCTCCATTTCCATAGGACCTTCCCGTTCCAGTATCTCGTAGACTAGCTTACTGTATGAGAGCTTTGCCCTCTGGTCCGTATCGTAGGTATCCTTCCGCAGGAATTTCACGGAGTCAGGTTCAAACTCAATACGCCACGATTGTGGTGGTTGTTCACTGACATCGTTAACCTTCTCGCAGAACAGCGTTATATCAATACTGTTAGTTCCAAATCCCTGAGCATCATCTTTCTGAATCTCCCAGACAAGTCTCGCACTGTTCCTGACATATGCTGAACCAAACAGTTCACCCTTCTTGGTAACATGTGAGATCAGCAGCTTGGTTATTTCCCTGCCGTCATTCCTGCGAATACGGTTAAGGTTTCTAAAGAACTCGCTGACATCCGGTTGCCTTTCCAGCTCTCCTGACATTGCATAACCCATTGAGTCGATCACTATGAGGTCTATATCATTAGCCTCTATCTGATCCTGTATATTATCGATCTCATCAAGCAGAGGTAGCCTGGCCCTGAGATAGTGGCATGACTTTGGGTTCTCTATTCCAAGACCATTGATGATCTTCCTCTCACGCAGAGCTATCTTGTCAGCTTCTGTCTCCCAGTCTATAAAGAGTGAGTTACCCGGCTTAACAACAAGCTTGTGTTCATCATTTGCATAGCTCTCCTGACATAGCACTGCAAGGAACAGGCTTAAATAAGATTTACCACTGGCTCCATCTGCATAGATAACAGTGATGCCACCGTCTATCAGGAGATTATTAATCTTCCAGCTAATTCCATCCATAGATACCGGGACATCCTTGAGCTTAACGGCATCCTCAAAGTTTCTGGTTGCATCGACTATGATATTACGCAAGTCTTCCAGAACCTGGCTCAAGTTGATGTTGAAGTCATCAAAGGCGAGCCTCTTCCTCATACGTCTTTCATATACATCCATACCATTCTCAGAGGTAGTGACGTTACTTCTCTTGAGTTCAGATCCCTGAAACATCCACTGAACTTCTGCTTTTATATCATCGCTCCGTGGCCTCATGCGTGTTACTTCAGCAGTCAGGTCATATCCGTTCCACCTGATCTTGATTCCACTTCCAACCTGAGTTATTTTTGGTTCTTCCATTTATATCCCCCTACAAATTTCACTGGCTTCTTCTGTTGTATATGCTTGGTATTCTTTTCGGAATAGGATGGTGGCTTATTCTTCATCAGCTCCTCGATCACCACCTGCTGTTCGGTGACCAAACGTTTTAGCTTGGCTACCTCTTGAGCTAAGTGCTTACTGTCTGGATTATCACCGAACCAGTGGTCATCACATGGCTGGTTGGTTATCCCACCACCACATGAGATACATACCAACTCGTTCCATGGTAAGCCGTGTTTAAATTCAAGATCTGACATGAGATTCCTATATTAAGTGGGTCTTTACTTTTGATTTTCTCGCATCCCTGAGATGGTAACAGGAGAGAAAGGCATCCATCCAAAAGGATACATCTATACTCTCGCTCTCTTCTACCTGATCCTCAAAAATCTTTGCTTTACTTCTATCTTTTTTACCGTTATCGTCCAATGGATAGGCATTAACAAATCGAATTGCTCTGGCATCTACATTGTTGAATGGGATCTTGTGCGAGTTACCGTTACTGCTTGGTGCGTTGGCCGTGTACTCCTGTACCAGACGCTGTAAGGCATAGGCATATGCTCCCAGCTGCATATAGTTCGAGTCATAAAGACCACTGGATGTCTTCCAGTCTACGATCATCAGTTCACTACCTCTAGCAAACACGGCATCGATAGTTCCGGCATACCCTATATCAATCGCTGGCTCGTAGTTGTATATACCAACCTCTGATCCCACGCATTTCCAGTCAGAGTACTGGTTACGCCATCTTAGGAATGCTGTAACAGCCGGGCGTAGCTGATCAGATACAGAAGGGTAGGGATTGGAATCTGTAAGGAGTCCTGAGATGATCTTGTGAAGGTCATTCCCTATCTCCATACTGGTTTGGGCTTCCTTATCTGATGCTGACATGATTTCATCTATCGATCCAGAGGTAAGTTCACCCTTGTGACCAGTCAATCCTCGCCTGATCCAGTCCTGTTTCCAGTAGTCAAGTCCGGGGGCTGTAAGCTGGCTGCTTATGATGCTTGTTACACCATCAACCCTTGGTTTCTTTCCTTCTGTATCGAGGAGATGAGATAGCTCATACTGTCTGTGGGTCCTCGATCCACCATTGGAATAGGTGGTTTTCTTATTGATCTGAACCATAGGCTCAGACAGATTAAAAGCTACAGGAATTTTTATCTTATGTTCTATAGTTGCCATTAGAATTCCATCTCCTCAGTGGTATTGGTAGGTTTTTCCTCGTCACCTGGAGATGGTTCTACCTTCCCGGTGTCAGCATACTCAACGTAGTAGTCTGCCAGTCTGGCAGTAAGTTGTGCTATGCGGTTGAGATCTTGAGGATTATCCTTATCATCCCAAAGATCTTCCATCAGTGGCACTGTCTGCCATGATGCTATCTTGAGAGCTGCAAGCCTCGTTATACTAAGACCTACGCTATCTCTGCTCTGTGGTGAACCTGATGGCTTTGATGAAGGCTTATCATCAGCAGCAGCATCTGGCCCTCTAACAAACTTTGCTCCCGTAATATTGAGGTAGGGATTCCCACTTCTATCCAGTGTTGCTGATTCGGTATACTGTAACATCCATACCGATCCAATCGGATGCCCATCAAAATGAGTAGGGTCAAGTCCTCTGGGGCTGCTATCGGTTTTATACCATGCGGTAAGTGATGTTTCTTCTACATCACCTTCCTTAATCAGGTACACCTTCAAGCTCTTCTCGTTAGTATATTTTCTGATAAGCTTACCAGTCATTACCTTCTTCTGTCTGTCATTTTTCTGCATAATTATTGCTCCTTATTATGTGGTATTAGACTATCATGCGTTGTCAAGCGTTCCTCAATTTTTCTAAAGCCCATCGCTGCTTGGCCCTGTACCTACTGGCACAAGCGTTATTACAAAACTCCTTCCGTTTAGGATTTTTAGAAATTAACCTCCTCCGTTGGGTGGCCGATGCACCGGTAGCTACATTCAAAGTGCCACACTGAAAGCATACAAACTCATAGGAATAGCTCATCTTCCTGCATTGGTTGCACCATAGGGTTCTTCTTTTACTTATCCTTATACCGCAGCCAGTACACTTGTTGAATCCACGGTCACGGACCAGGTCACCCATCGATCTCGTGTGCAGATTGACTGCTTGTCTGGTGATACCAAGGACCCTTGATATCTCTGCATCTGTTATCGTGGGGCTGAATGATATTAGTTGTCGGATCTGGGTTCTGGTTTCTTTGCCCATTTCATTTATTTCCTCAGTTATGGTATTATTGAACTACCTATATTGAATTCCCCGGTTGGGACTCACATTGTTCTAGCCGGGGATTTTTTTATTTCCCTATTTATTCCCCTCTCTCTCTAAAGAGAGAGGGGATAATAAGACTAGTGATTAAGATCTTCTCTGATTGTATGGACGTTTATATCTTTTGCATCTATTTCTTCAGTGTCATCACTGGTTACTTCTTCACTACCTACCCACTCATCTAAGTGCCAGTAGTCACCAAGGTTTTCCGATAGTTTCTTCTCTGCATTCTCAGGACTATCAGAATCTATGTGATAGGTTCTATAGGTCGCTCGTTGAGTTTCGACTTTAAACCAAGTCATTGCTTATCCTCTAGTCTTCTGGCAAGGTCTTCTAGCAGCTTAATTGATGAGAAGTCATAGTCACATTTATAGCAATGGCCAACAACCCAGCCGGGTCTTTCCTCTCTGGCCTGGAGAATGTTACGCTGCTCTAAGTCAGCAAGGAATAGGTATCGAGAATAACACCAAGGACACTCCATGCCGTTGATTTCTTCTACGGTAAGTTGTCTGGTAGTCATTGGTTATTCTCCTCTTGGATAGGCTTCTACTTCATCTGCATCAGGGTCATACTGCATAGAGCCTTCATAATCTCCTATATTATCTTTTA